ATCTTACCGCGCACTGCACCTGATAGGTGCCGCGCGTTCCGGCTTTGTTCTCTTCGAGGAGCATCGCGTTCCGTGCGGATATCTCCACAAAGTCGCAGTCGTCGGGGAGCGCGGGCGGGTTCATGTTGAACCAGTCCTGCAACCGCTCTATGAATCCGCTGCTTTCAAGGCGCACGGCGTCGGTATCGCTCATTCTGCGGACATACACCGCGAATGTGTAGATGCGTTCCTCGTCGCCGTTGATGTAGGAATTTCCCGTCTCTGTGTCTCCCGAAGGAAAAATGCCGTAATTGTCGGGGCTGTCCTCGGTGAAGTCGATATGCCGCTTTTTCGGGATTATCTCCGAGAGCAGCGGACAGGTATTCATGTAGGCTTTTATGTGAGCTATCATCGGATATTCCTTTCTGCCATTGCCTGCGCTCCGCGGAGTATCTGCTCTTTCTTGTCGGCTTTCATGCGCTCGAACCACAGACGCCCGCGAAGTCCGCCGCCTGCGGAGTTCATGCCGTTCCTGCCGCGTCCTGCGTTGTGATAGTACACATAGTCCGCGTAGGGAGTGCGGTAGCGCACCTCACCCGAACCGATGACCGTGTGTATTATCCCCGACCGGATGAGCGTTCCGCTGTCCTTCGGGATATACGGGTCGGAAAGCCGCAGAACGGTGCTGTCGATGTACCTCTGCGCGGCAAAGACGGGTTTTTTGAGATCCCGGCGGAATATAAGCGTTCTGAACGTTATCATCATATCACCCCGACTTTGATGTGGCGCATATCCGCCGAGCCGTAATCATACACGGTCACGGACTGCGCCGTGAGGGCGTTTTCGACGGAAAGCTCCTGCGGGAGCTCGCCGAAGATAATGTAATCGCCCTTTTTTATGTCTGCCGTCACATCGGGGACGTATGCAGCGGCATGATCGGCGTGTTCCTCGCCGTACTTTTTCAGCTCGTAGGAATGTACGTCCTGCCGCATACACGGTCCCGTGTAGGTGACGGAATAGCCGTTGTCGGTGATGCGCACGGCGTTTATAGTGTCATTCGTAACCATCGTCATCACCCCTGTACATCAGACCCGAATTGCCGAGCCTGTACTTCACGGCGAGAGCCATGATCGCGGAGGCACCTTCCGCGGCGGACGAATAGCCCGCCGTGTAAGATACCTGATAATCTCCGACTTTCTCGGATGATATCCCCTCGGACACCGCTTTGCTTTCAAAAGCACGGAAACAGCACTCTGCGGCGTCGCACACGGCGTCCTTGACCTCGGTCGGTATGTTGGTCTTGTCAACACGTCCGAACGTCACAGCATCCACGTATGCCGCCGCCTTGCCCTCATAATATGCGAACTTGTCCCCGGGGATAAGAAAACCGCCGTAATTGGCGGTGTAGTAAGCGTAATCGACCACTTTAATCAGCCCTTTTTCTTGTCTGACTTTGCAGGTTTTTCTTTCTGAACTTCCTTAACTTCGGGAGCAGGTGCAGGTGCGGGCTCCGGAATTTTTTCGCCTATCCTGCGCATAATGGAATCCCCCCCCCTTACGTTGTCGATTTGTGCGCGTAGATGCCCTTGACCTTGCAGTCATATACATCGCACAGACCGTAAGCGCGGTAAACGAACGCCCAGCCGTCGGCGCTCTGGTTCTCCTCGGGAGAGAACACCTTCGATACGGTGTGCTTTGTGAACTGGAGCACAGCGTCCTTTTCGATCACCATGAAATTGAGGTTCTTGCCGCCGCTCGCCTTAGCGTAGCCGCCCGCTTCCTCACCGGAAGTAGTGCCGTCTGCGAGGTCGATAGCGGAGTAGAAACGTCTCTGCGGAACTCTCACGATATCGTCGAAGCGTTCGAGTATCTCGCGGGACTTTGTTGTGTCGAGCGAATGTATCGCGGTCTCCAGTGTGGGAGTGATGAAGAGTATTCTTCCGGATTCGGGAACTTCCTCCTCGTCCATTGCCTTTGTAGCGGTCTCGACAGCCGCGAGAACTTCCGCGCCTGTCGAAAGTGCTCCCGATGCGCTGAGTATATTGCTCGCCCCCGCGTAGGAAGCGAAGCGGAAGGCGTCCATTTCGGGGACGACCTTCTGTCTGATGAACTGCGCAGCGAGCGAACCGAAAGCCACGCCTGCGGTCTCGGCGTTGTCCATTGCGTCAACGGTGAACTTGCGTCCGCGGTCGTAGTTGAACTCTACGGCTTCGTGCGTAACGGTCACGTCCCCGGCAACATATCCGGTATTTCGCGAGTAATCTGCGAGACCGTCGAGGCTGTACTTGGGTACGATGATCTGATTTGCGTTTGCTCCCGCCTGCACGAGAGTTCCGTTGATATCGAGCATAGAGGTCTTCGCTTCCACGCGATAGACCTCGTCGAGCAGGTCGATATACTGCTTGAAAAGTGCGATAGAATTAGCCATAAGGAGTCCCTCCTTTGTCACATCGCGGATTTACTTCTGTGAAGCTGTTCTGTAAAATCCGCGGTTCAAACAGAACAGCTATTGTTCATTAACGACGCATTGTGCCCGCAGGTGCTTACCTGCCCGCAGGGGCACCCTGCTCCGGCAGACCCATAATAGCGCGTGCCGAAGCGTTCGTGATGCTGCTGCCGAGATTTCCCGCGCCGCCGCTGAATTTCGGCTTCGGTTCGGGAGCAGGAGCAGGCGCGGGAGTGTCAGCCTCGAAAAGAAAATCGTTCTCCTTCTTTATCGCGCTGATCTGCTCGTCCAGTCCGATGAGCTTTCCTTCGGTAAATTTCAGCTTGTCGGAATCAATGAGAGCCTTCACCGCTTTTGCGTTTCTGGGCTTTGCCGCAGCGAGAGCAGAATCGAGCGCGTGATCGAACTGTATTTTCTCGTTTGCCTTTACGGACTCCTCATACTTTGCCTTGTAGTCGTCCGCCAGCTTCTTCGCGCCTTCATAGTCGAGCTTTCCGAGCTCTTCTATTTTCTTGTTGGCGGCGTCGAGCTGTTCCTTCACTCCCGTGAAATTCTTCTTGACATTCTCGATGTCACTTCCGTTTTCCGCCATTATCTTATCGACAATGTCCTTGTCCTCGATGCCGAGGGTCTTGAGAAAATCTCTTGTCATAGTAAAAATACCTCCTACATTTTTTACGTGTTTGCTCACGCGGGTGCAAGTTTTACGTCGTTGCGGACATGGTGCTTTTATCATTATCCGGCTTGCCGCCGGCAATGAACTGTACTCCGAGACGGATACCGAGGGAGATACCCACGGCAAATCCGCGTTTTTCATACGCGCAGAACAGCTCTACCATTCTGCTGTCTATGTCGAGCGTGGTCGGCACATCGAGATACAGCGATTTCAGAATGCTGTCGAGCTCGTCTTCCTTGTCCTCGATATCCTTTATCCTGTCGGAAAGCGTATATCCCGCGTATTCGTCATTGATAACGGATTCGTACAATTTCTCGATGATACTTTTTTCGATATCTGTTTCCATTGAAAGTGCCTCCGTTACTCAAAATTTATCGGCGTGCCGACCGTTCCAACACTGCCGGAGCTGTCGGTCGCCGCGAAATACTCGCCCTCCATAGGGTACATATAGCGGAACATCGCATAATTCGCTGCGTCCGCGAGGTGTTCAAGGTTGCGGTCTTTCTTGAAAGCCTCGATGCACCGCTCCATTGTCGCAATGGCATCCACGCGCCCGCCGCCGAAATTCTTCCGGGCGGGACCGTACTTGAAGAACGCTGTCTCGACGCGGTTCCTGCGGAGCCTGTCGAACTCCTCCGAATATTCGTGCTGTAAAATCTCGGTCATGTGCCGTGCTCCTCCTCTCTCAATTAAAAAACGACATAATAAAAGCGCTCACCCATAAGGGCAAACGCTTAACTTGCTTGTTATTTTCTTGTTATAGCTTGGTTGAAAGCAAAACCGCGCAGATGCGTCACTGCGCTATTTGCTTTTAACTTGCAGAATTGATTATAATTGATTCTGATTTAACGTGCGATAGAAAAAGCACCCTTGAAAGAGTGCTTTGTAATCATACTAACGGGTGAACAACATCGGTCAACTTTTTGACCGTTTTATATGCTCGCTGCATCTGCGTACTGTCCGCGAGATATTCAAGCCCTTTGAGCGTTATCTTCATGTTGCTGTAATCAACAGTAACAGCCGAAAGATAGTCGGTTATCTCAACACCTTTGATAAAGCCGCTGTCGCATAGCATTTCAAGATAACTTGTGAACCGCTCTTTGCTTATGCCGAGCGTAGCATGATTGAAAAAATCGGTGTTTATCGCTCCCGTTGAATCCAGCCGCTTTTCAAGGAACGACAATATCGAGTAGATAATATCAAAATGATCCTTTGTAAGTTCCATAGATCCACCTCATTCAACGACGTGCGGAATGCTGACGTGTTTTTCAAGACATTCCTCAATATAGCCACAGAATTCTTCATAGGTCATGCACTCATAGGCTATTTCTTCGTATGTGTCAGGAGGACACCCAAATTCTTCAATATATTTCTTCGCAATGCTTTTGAGATAATCATCGACTTTTCCTTCCCACATAATATCACCTACTTTGAAAGTTTTATAAGCACATTATGAGAAAATG